AATACATTCAAATTACTGTGATCGTCCTGTTGTTGCTAGAATGGTTCATAAAGATCAAATAGGCCCGAGAGAGATAGCAGTACTGAACTCAAGTGGACGAAATCTTGCTGTCTACATAGAAAATGTGGCCAGATGGATTAGAATAACAGAGCACAATGCTGGTCATAGAGAAAATCTGATAGAGCAAAGAGACAAAGATGACATTTACAGGCGGTCTTATGAAGAAACAGTTAAGAGAGGATCTGCAAAGAAAAAGAATGTTGTTTTTGACAATGCTGATTGTTCAAAATGGGGACCATCGATGCTGCCTCACATCTTCTATCTTACATTATCTCTTAAAATCAGGAGAGGTTCAGAATCAGTACTTCTCAAAAACTGTTTGAAGCAATTCACCAACAAAGTTTTTAAAGTGCCTGACAATTTGGCTTCACAGATAATATCAGAGGAAAAAATTGTTGAAAAAGAAGAAATCTGTGAGACAGAAGGAAAGGATAAGAACAACTGGCTTAGAGTCATGAGGAAATTGAGAGATGCTGAAAAAGAAGGATTTGTGAGCTTGGACAATTCATTCATCTATTGTCCAGAAGGAATGTTTCAAGGAATACTTGGAAACGCAAGCAGTGATCTGGCAGCAATAACAATGAGAATGTCAAATGAGATGCAGAGGCGTCTTCTTCCAGATCTGAAACTCCAGCACAAATCTCATGTGACATCTGATGATTCTATACAAATGGTTGTCTTTGAGTTTGCAGGTGAAAAAGGTGGAGGGCACTCAGAAGTTAATCTCGGAAACAACACGAGCGTGAATCAAGCAGTCAGAAACATTCAGTACATACACAAATATGTTACTAGCTCTCATGGAATCAAAAGAAATGATGAGAAGTCCTTCTGGTCTCAATACATATGTGAGTTCAACTCAATATTCAAGACAAAAACAGGAACATACATACCAGACATCAAGTCAAGAATGGCTTACATAGACTTTTCTCATGAGTACGACATGTATGCGTCTGCTGTGAGATGTCAATCAATGTCACAAGAATATCTGAGAAAGGAAGGTTCAATCATGGGAGCTTTTTGGGTTCAGATTTTAAACACCGCGCTGCACATAACACAACATCAGTTGAGAAGAAGTCTTCACAGCCTTGAGTTTGACATTTACAAATCTCCTTTAGAGCTTGGAGGAATAATTAGAGTTGATCCACTCAGATACTGTGATAAGCACAAACTTGCGTGTATGATTGAAAATTACAGCTTGGATGGTTCAGCTTTGTCAGCGATGTCAGTTCTCTCTACCCTTGATGAGATAGATGTTACGCTCATAGCTTTGGATCCTGAGTGTGAGATGAAAAGCAGGGTTCCAAAATACACAAGAAGCTCGGCAGTCTTCATAATGAAGAGAGATTCAAAGAGAATGAGACACATTCGCGAAGCTGTTATGTCACTTCCTATAGAATTCTTTGCCTCACTCAGATACACAAAAGGAACTTGTCCAATGCTTGTTGGTCTTATGTCAAGTTTTAAGAGAGAAGAAGCTAACTCAGTCTCAGACTCATCATTTGAAAGATTCTGCACAACTCAGTTATCTCTTGACAGGCCAGGAATATATATCACATCAAAATTTCTTCTAAGTCTGAAGGGATCAAGTGAGCCAAGAACTAGTCGAAGAGAGCTCTACAAAATGTGCAAAA